AACCCTCAGTGTTGTGTCACTGAGAAATTATTCTCCCGCCCGTATCACCGTCGTCCCACCGTCGTACACCAAGCCGTGGCGCAGGATGGGCATTTTTATGTATATAACAAAGGCCGCACCCTTTTCTTTTCATGCAAATAAAAGAAAACAAATGTCCAACACCCGATCCAGAGCTTTCTGTTTCACCTGGAACAACTATCCAGCCGAGCACCAGGATCGCCTCGATGCGTTGCAGTCACGTTACGTATGCTATGGCTACGAATGGGCGCCGGGCACAGGCACCCCACATCTGCAAGGATACCTGTATTTCGACAACGCTCGCACCCACCGATCAGTATGTCGCTCACTTCCGGGAGTGCACATCGAAGTCGCCCGAGGAACTCCTGCCTCTAACATCGCCTATTGTTCAAAAGACAAAGATCCAACCGAGTTCCTCGAGTTCGGAACCCGCCCCCAAACGCCGCAAGAGATCGGCCAAGCCCAAGCCGACCGTTATGAAGAAGCCTGGGATGCTGCTCGAAGAGGTAGCTACAGTAATCTAAGCCCAGGTGAACTCGATGCCATTGATGCCGAGCTCCGAATTCGACATTACTCTACGTTCAAAACTATCGCCAAAGACTACATGGTCCGTCCTGCGCAACTCCCCGGAGTATGCGGAATATGGATTCATGGACAGTCCGGTGCCGGAAAAACCATGTCCGCCAACAGAGCCTATCCCAATGCCTATCTCAAGCCCCTTAACAAGTGGTGGGATGGATATCAAGGCGAAGAAGTCGTCATCCTCGATGACATGGACATCTTCCATAGAGACCTCACCAGTCTCCTTAAAAACTGGTCTGACTTCCTCCCGTTCATCGGAGAAGTCAAGAACGGTGGGATGTACTTACGCCCAAAGAAGTTCGTTGTCACCTCCCAGTACACCATCGAGAGTATCTGGGAAAACGATCCTGAAAGTTATGCCGCCATCAAGCGGCGTTTCACCGTTATTGAGAAAGTCCAAGGACAGGAACTTATGTTGTGACTTGATTTAAGCAAAAAATATATTGTAGCTAAGCAAGATTCCTAATGAGCACAGCGCAGCGTAGGCCGACAGGCCGTTGCATGAGCCGAAGGCGGATACATAGCTAAGCAAATTCTGTTCCAACGCCGACGTTCTCCGGCTCACCACCATCCTCATCAATAACCCATTGGGCAGCAGGGGTAGGCAGTACCACTCCAATGTTTTTGGATACCCTCGGGTAATTGCCAAGAATAGATCCGTACGTAGTACTTTTGTGGAGCCAAACTAGTTTGGTTTCAGACAAACTTTGATCGTTGTCCGCAACGGTCTTGGCGTTTGTTCCGTCGGTCAGAGTACCCCTCTGGAGAACCCAGATACGATGAGTGATTCCTCTGATAGAACCAGTATAATTCGCAATGTAACTTGTGTCCAATTTACGGTTACGTTTGAAGTTTAAAGTAAACTTGCATTTTTCACCGGGTGTCAAGACACACGGAAACCTTCTGGTCCAGAAATTCATGTTAAAGAATTTGTAGCCCGTGGGCTTGATCCACGGTGTGGCTAGTGTTTCCACTTGTCCAGTAACGTCGTTAGACTCCTGACTGATAGCTGTAGACCATACAGTAGAAGGATTCGGCGCGCTTGCCGCCGTAATTTTGTCTATCAAGACATAAATTTCAAACTCCATCGTAGTTGGAGAGCAATTCATGAACTCAATCTCGTCTTTTGTTCCGGACAAATAGAGTTGACTGCTTATGCGCAAGGTATTCACCGTTGCCGCATTTTGGAGAGCAATGTAAAGTTGCGTAAGATCCACTCCATACGTACTACAGACTTCCGAGAAGGCTTGTATGGATTGTCCAGAAGTAGCACCGCCGGTATCGTATTCGTATACGTTACCCGGTTGACTGAGCTTCTCGGTTGTACGTGAAATCTTAGATTTCTTGTACGAGATAGCGTGGGACTGGTATTTGATACCATTGGTATCATTATCATTCCACCCCTTTTTCTTTGTTTTGGTTCTCGTCAAGGTACGTGACGAAGCCACCTTGTGTTTCAGACTCAGACGTTCCGAAGGAGCCTTTGGAGTATAGAAACGTTCACCGCTACCACCCCTGAACTTCTTCGGGGGTACGTAACTGGCTACTCGACCGCCCCATGGAGTCATGAGCATAGTCGTGTTGCTGCCTAATCTATTTGGTGTGTAATTTTTGCGCTTGGCCATAATAATAATTTTAGGCATGAGGGGAGAATTTAAATTGTATAATTAAATCGACACTAAAGGGTTGGGGCTATTATTACCCCAACCCTCAGTGTTGTGTCACTGAGAAATTATTCTCCCGCCCGTATCACCGTCGTCCCACCGTCGTACACCAAGCCGTGGCGCAGGATGGGCATTTTTATGTATATAACAAAGGCCGCACCC